AAGCTCTTTCATCTGGAGTGCTACCATCACGAGCTTCATTAAGCCCGGTGACGTCGCGGATCATTTGTAGATAATAGTTATAATTACCAATAAGCGCTTGTATTTTATTTCCACCAGAACCAGATGTAATTTCTTGAATAGGTACTTTACCAGGATTCATATCGCCTTCAGAGGTAAATGATCTACCAATTACAGAACCTGTTTGGAAGAACATATTCAAAGCTTCTTGCGGATTATAGTTTGTTCCGTTACCCAGGTCAATCTCAGCTAAACCATCAGCGTCAAGATAAACTCCATCAGGAACCATTCTAGACATTATCTGTTGTAGTTTTAAATGGGTTAATTGAATCATATCAGCAAAACCAGTTATACGTTTTACTAAAGATTCTATTTTACCTTTGTACATTCTTGGCGCTACAATAGAGTAGTTCATTTTTACTTTAGTGAAATCACTCTTTGGGCGCATCATGTTCTCAGCCATCTCCCACTTAAGAAGTCTATCTGTACCAAGTATCATAGCTCCTTCATATAAGCATTCTATAGATCTTTGTAATTTAGAGTAACTACCTTCCGCATTAGCTGGAGGACTAAAAGTATCATCTTTTTCAATAGCTTTCATAGCACCTGTCCCCACTTCTTTAACTTTATAAACTTCGTTCATATAAGTTTTGTAGTTAAAGTAAAGTATCTGAACTTTATTCTTATCCAGCTCTCTATCTCTCTGACTGCCGTGATGTAGGTTTCCAGTGTAGTTTTTATTAGAAGCAGCTATCTCTTCTAGATCTTCGTGCTCTAAGTGTGGGAATTGCTTTGCTAGTTCGTTAATTGGTATAGTTTTAACTTCACCAACGTAATATATATCATCAAAGTATGGAGATTCTGTATAAGACCAAACTAAATCAGCTGGATCAACATAATCAATAGTTACACCTTCGGAGGTGTTAAAGTTAGTTTTAACAGCGCCAATACCAAGAACGGTTAAATCATAATAAAATCTTCTTTTTATAAGATCGTAATTATTACCTTCTAGTAAAACGTTTATTGCTTGCTCCTCCGCTATCTCAACAGCTTGCTTATATGTAAGCTGCATGTGAAGTTCTAACTCTTCTTGAGTCTCAGGTAGAGTCTGTGGATCGTTTTCATATAAGTTAATACCAAAGTTTTGAGCAGCAAAATCATTGTATTCTTTTGTAGCCATATCGCCAAGAACACTCTCCATGTAAGCAGTTCTTTTAGCGACTCCATATGGGTCTTGAGAATAAGCTTTAACATCGTAAGCTCTTTCAGCAATACCATTTACCACAATATCAACAAACTTTGGAATAATTGGAACAGGTGTCCAATCTAAATTGAGATAAGATAAATCACCATTTATAGATAATTCATCTTTATATTTTTGTATTGATTGCTCTCCTCGAGCATATAATCTTAAAGTGTGGAAATTATTTTGATAAGTATTGTATCTATCAGCGCCCCTATCTTGGTGAAACCATTCAGTTTCTATAGCTTTAGCAACTTTCAATCCGTAATCATAACTTAGCTTTTCAGCATCACTAACAACTTGACTAGGAAAATAACCTTTTATAACAGACTCTGCCATATTTTTATTTTATTAATTTTGATGATGCTCCAGTATTAGTATACTTTGCAATGTTTAAATTTAGTTTAGGTTTTACTATTTCGGCATGTGGTCTATATAAATGTCTATTGCAAGCCATGATAGCAAGTCCAGAACTTATAGCGGCATCAAACTTTGTTCGTTTGTTTATATCAAATCTAGCCCAATCGTTTAAGGTTTCGTTAAAATAAATATTTCCATAAACACCATCACCCATATGTCCAACGTGTTCTTGAATATACATTTCAATAGCAGCCGCGTGAGCTTGTTTTATATCTTCACTAGAGTTTGGTATACCACCAACCTCTTTTTCTGCTACAGATAATTTATTCCAAACCTTATCTGGTCTATTCATACTAAAACCTCTATATCCTCTTCGCTTTAAGTAGTATAAAAGTCTTGGCTTATTATTCTCTGCTAATAACGGCATACCATAAAAGGCTAAAGCCATTAGCATATCTTCAAAGAAGATTTCCGCGGTTTGTGGTCTAGCTAAATACTCTAGGAAGAAATGGTTTGGTGGCGCGTCTTCCATTGAAAACTTTGTTAATCCATGTAGCGATCCTTTAGATCCTTTACCGTCGACAGTACCACTAATATCGTAACTATCACAGCCGAACGCACCAATATGTTCATTTCCTGGGTACTTAACTCCATTCTTTGTTATTACTTTATTTTGCAAGTGAGCTGGTGGAAACCAACTAACTTTAAATCTTCCTTTTGGATCTGGATAAAAAATAACCTTAGTATCCTTAACTCCATTCACCCATTGAAAATTACCAATATTCACGCTATTACTATTTCTAATACCGTCATTGTAATCTATCTGCTCGTATATCTTAACTAAGTTAAATATACTATTCTTTGTCTCATCTCTAAACGCGTGCTCTTCAGTTCTTGGGAACTGTCGATAAAATTCGTTTAATCCATCTTGATCATCTTTTAATCCCTCTGCTTCATTCTCCCAGTGCTCAATAATTCCGATGTCTATTAGTTCGCCGTCTGGTCCGAGTACATCATAATCGGGACTATCAAAGACTGGTTGACCAAATTCGTCAATAAATCCCTCATAGTTCCACTCCATTGGGATAAAGAGAGAATATAAACCAGACTTTGTTTGTCCATTGCGATTTCGTTTTGTAACATCTGAGTCGTTGTATAGTTTTTTAAAATTATCTCCTCCTTTATCTAAAGCGTTAGACGTTGACCCCATCATACACTTGCCTATAATTCTACTACCTAATCTTAAACAAGTTTTTGTTACTCGCCAGTTATTTAGGATGTTATCAGGCCTTTCCCACTTACCACTTTCGTCGTGTACTAATAATGCTAATTTCTCACCATCATAACTATTGTCTCCAGTATTCTTCCAGTCAATGGTTGTATCTAATCCCTTTATGTCTTCTAACTTCTCGTTAGATGTTATCTTTTTTCTAGTAAACTTACTTGCCGGAACTCTATAAGCTAGTTCTGACTTTGGTCTATCCATACCATCTTGTATCGGCTTAAAGAAAAACGGATAGTTTATACTAATTGGTACAACTTTATCCGTAAACATCTTCTTCGCATCACTACCCGTCTTAGATAGTATTCCATATCTAGAGTCACTTGATATAGTAGCTAAGTTAACTGTTTCAGCACTAGACATAAAAGAAAAACCAGAACGTCTGTTTTTCAAGTAGCACATGCCGTAGCATCTTTTATCCGCCTTACACGCTTCCCAAAATATAAAGAACAACCTGTTAGCCTCCCTGAAATCAGGAGCACCAACATCAATCTTACTCCATTGCAGATACATATAATGTGTACCTGTTATGTACGTTGGCCTTCCATTATTACTAAACCAGAAGCCCTCGTCTCTTCTCTTGAATTCCTCGTCTATATAGTCAAACCATTGATCTTTCTGCTCCTCTGGATAGTTTCTCCAGTCAAATATATTTTTAAGCTTAGAAAGTTCTTTTGGATATTCTATTCTTCTCCACTTATCTAATTCATTTTTATACACCTGCCGCGGCACTCTTGGCAACGCAACTCGCAAACCTTGGATTTCAAGTATTTCGCCAATTTGACCGGTCCTTGAGATAACCACAACATCATGTTCTTTATTGTATCCATACTCCCATTTTTTAGATTTATTAAGACGACTTATGGTAGTCCTCTTAATTGGTTCAATAATTTTATATAAACTTTGCTCGTACATCAAAAACGCTACTACTTTGATCTGCCTTCCGCGAAGCCTTTAAATACTCTGTCTTTTTTCAAATATAGCTAGTTTTTTAGTAGCTGCAGCATTCTTCAGTCTGTCTGCCGAAATATCATCATCACTGTCAACGATAGCTTCTTTAGCTACCTTAATCAACTCCTCAACTGCTTTGTGCCCAGCTTGGATTATACGCTTCTTCGTCTCCTTGATATTCATATTTAATTGTAATAAATTTATTCATCACCCTATACAGTCTTTGTCCATCTATGACAAACTCAAACTTAGAGAATGGCATAAAGCCAACTAGTTCTTCTTTTTGAAAAACGCCATCAGTATACTTAACAATACCAACGTTCTCTTCTTCGGTGTCTACACCAAGGATTGTTTTTTGCTTTATTGGTTGAACAAAACAATATCCTTTACATGCTTTCCAGTCGTTATCTCTTTTATATAGAAATATTTGATCTTCTTTGACTAGGTAAGTGTTTTCGTTAAAAAAACTCCTACTGTTTCTTTCCCTACCTTTTATATCATGCCATCTACGAAATATATTGTGATGTACAACAATAGTGTCACCAGGTTTTATTTCTGTAGTGTAAGCGGTAGGTATAGATTTGACAATAGCTTCTCGGTTTATATATTGGTGATTGTAAACTTCTGTATTTAAAATAAGGTCTTTCTCACCCACCTTCTTGCTATTGTTATATCTATTTCCCTTTGGTTCTATTACAAAGTCAAAAGGCGCTTTCATTTTTTTTTCCAACTAGCATTTGGTCCAGCAAACTCTTTTGCTTCTTGTTCTGTATCAAACTGATATATTTCTTTTGTTTTTATAGCCTCTCTAAAAGCATCATCTGGTTGGTACCACATACCATCATCGTCTTGAAACAAAGTAGGATAAGCTACGTACTTACCATCAGACTCGCCATAAGCCATTAAATGCGTAGATGGTTTTTGCCCTTCGTACATTGGCTTGTCTGAAAACTTCTTGTTGCCAACATAAACATTACCTTGCCTCTCTTTTGGTTTTTGTTTGAAAGAAGATCTTTTTCTTCTTTTGCCGTATATTCTTTTTCTTCTAGCCATATTAGTATTCTAAGTTATATTCTACTGAAACGGCCATATTCTTGTTAAAGTCTTTCCAAGGTAAAACCTCTTTGCCTTTTCTAATATAAACAGAAAACTTATCTTTTTCTTCTAGTATGTCGCAGATAGTATGACCACCATACACCTCCTGTCCAACAGCATAGTGCATAGCGTCATTCTTGTAATCTTTGCCAATACTAATTTTTCGTATCAGCTTCGACATCTTCTCCGTAATTTATAGTACCATCTTGAATGTTTATATCGTAAGTACCGTATTCTTTTTCAAACTCACCTTGCATAACCTTAAGTTGATCTTGAATAGTATCTATAGCGTGTAGTAGTTGATGCTTTCTAGATTCTAAAATACCAAGATCTAATTGAGATCTATTGATAGCGTTTACTGTTCCTTGAACTTTTTTCAATTGTTCTTCAGTAATTTTTTCTGCCTTAGGTTTAAGGTCTACAATTTTCTCCTTCTTAGGAGTTTTCACTTTTGCCATGATTTAATTTAATTAAAGTTAATTACTTGTTTATTATCTGCAGTTTACTGTAGCTGCAACTACACCATTTGTTATTTCTATACTTACAAAGTTGCTACCGTTAGCAGTCACTTTGTAAAACCCGTTTCCCAATAAGCCTCTTCTATCGTCAGCTCTTCTTGAAATGTAAACTTTATCCCCAACACTGGGAGTTGGCCTACTGCCATTGTGGTAGTACGTCTTGTTAAGAGAGGCTCTAGTGTTGCAAGCCATTGAAGATTCAGCTGTTGTTCCAGTGATAGAGCTATACCCTTTAGCTATAACAACTTCTTTTCTTCTTCTTACCAGTATAGATTTGTTCTTACCTCTAGACTGTGCTGTTGTGTTTGCATTGCCTAATGCCATTATGCTCTAGTTCTATAATCTGGTCTTGGAGCTACATAACATATAACGTCTCCCCCATGTAGCTCAACATAGTCAT